TTATCGAACAAATTTTGCTCTCATGCAATACCATAAATATAGCTTGACAGAACTTGAAAATATGATGCCTTGGGAAAGGGACATTTATACCTCTCTCTTACAGCAATATATTGAAGAGGAAAATCTAAAACGTCAACAAGAAGAAGGAGTCCGAAAGTACGGATATGGATGAAGAATTAGGTGGAGTAAATCCAAACAGTTTTTTTGATCAAGCGACTGAAACTCGTGAGATGGCTGAGACTGCTCAAAAAACATCTAACTCTAATTTAAGTCTCTTGAATGAATTAAAAGAAAGAGTAAGAAAAATAGAAATTAAACTATTTGATGAGGAGGATAAAAAACAGAAAGAAGAGATGGAGGCGAAAGTCAAGGAACAGAATGAAAAGTCAGGGGGAGCAGTTGTAGAAAATAAAGAAGAATCAAGTGGAACAAAGGGTGGTGGCGGTGGAATCATCGGTTTTGTCACTTCTTTCATAGGAGGTTTAGTAGGAGGCACAGTTGGTCTAGTCGCTCAAGGCATAGGAGGAATAATCGGTTTAGGAACTGGACTTATAAAGAAAGGCGCAGACTTTGGAAAATCTTTATTCAAAAAAATATTTGGAGACAAGAAAAAGAAGGATAAAGGAAAAGGTGAAGTAGAACCAGTGGTTACGCCTAATAACGTAATGAATCTTAAGCTTGATGATGAAGATGAAGATGAAGATAAAAATAAAAGAGGCGATGGAGCAAAAAATAGAGGAATAGGTGGACTACTTGGAAGTGTTTTTGGTGGTAACTTTAGCGGCGATCAACAGAAGAATGAGAGAGGTGAGTATGCATTTGAAAACAAAAATGGAGGTTCAACCGAAGGAAAACCAGAGGAGACATTTAGCACATCTATAAAATATTCTACAAGAGGAAATCCAGAAACAGGAGAGATAGAGGTTGATCCTAATTCCTTGGAGCCTGGTGTTCCGCTTCTAAGAGCACAACAACATTTTTATATGAGTGAGATAAAGCAATTACAGTTTGAAATAAGAAATGCTAAAATGGAATATGGAGATGATTATGATACTTCCTTCATGGAGAAAAAACTTGAAAAATTTACAAAGAAATATAATGATACTCTAGAGTTTGGTGGCATTGATACTAAAATTGATCCTTCAAACAAAGATGAGAAGAAGAAAAAAAATATATTTGGGTTCAATTTTGGTGGTTTAGTCCAAGGATATAATCAGGGTGGTGAAGTTGATAGTGTGCCTGCCATGTTAACGCCTGGTGAATTTGTTGTGACAAAAGACGCTGTAGAAAAAGTGGGTGCTGATACTTTAAAAGGACTTAATGCTTCAGTTGGTGCAACAAATAAAGCGAGTAATTTAGGTTCATTTGAAATAAAAAGATTAGATCCAAACGATCTTAGTAAGGATGCACTTGTTAAAAAATCTTCCTTTGTCGATGGTATAAAAGACGTTGAAATATCAAATGAAAGTGGTAGTGATTATTTTAGATCAACCACAGACTTGTCCTCTGGTGGTTTAAGTGAAACAACTGTAAAGAAAACACGTTTTACAGAAACATCAGAAGATGGAACTGTCACTGTCTTCGACAAAAACACTACGATGACAGAAAAAACCGTTTCAATCGGAGTTCCTGATCTGATCGAACATCAGGATCAGTTACTTGGTGAAATACACAAACTAAAAGGATTTGAAAATGTCACAATAGATCAAGTCATAAATCAAACAACAGGAATACCACAGAAAATATTACTTCCTATTCTCATGAGAAGTGATGCACAGAAAGCGACAGATGAGAAAGAAGAAAAAGCAATGGAAGAGGATAGAAAGGCGAGAGGTATCAAGCCAGGTCAAGGATTTAGTATGAGTGCTGATGATGAGGTTGCAAAATCTCTAGCTGGGACTATGGGATATCGAATCGGACAAATAAATCCAGATATGTTAGTTTCATCTATGACAGATTTTAAAGAAGAAACTAAAGTTGTAACTAAAACTGGTGTTGAACCCAAAACTGACTCCTCATTTGCTGATCTCTCTGCTAGTATAAATGCAAGTGTGAAAGGATATAATGAGGGTGGTTTAGTTCAAGGATATAATCAGGGTGGTTTAGTTGGATCAAGTATTACACCAATCATAGAAAGTAAAAATGAAAGTGGTGAAATGGAACTAATAAAGAATCTTTCTCAGTCTGTGGATAGTAATCGTCAAACACTTATAGTCAGACAGGAACTAGATCAAGTAATGAATCCACCAAATCGAAATCCTAATCCAGTGGCACTAGCTGATACTCCTCAAACTACACCCGCTCAACTACAAGAAACAGAGGCTCCGATACCTTTTGCTTCTCTTTTAAGACAAAGCGCTCAAAGATATCTGAATCTTGGTAACAATGCAACGGTAATTTTATAATGGCTGAAACTAAATTTAAATTTAAAAAATGTGAATTACTCCCAAACGAAGGATCATCCTTAGACGAAAAATATGAACTACTTGGTGGAGGGCCAATTGTTGATTACTATGAGAGTATTGATAGTCCAACTATATCAATGAATATTGCTTTTCTTGATATCGACCAAGTAATAAGTAGAAAAGGAATTTCTGGTGGAGAATATATTGATTTAACAATTCAAATTGATGGTTTTGATGACTTTAAACTCACTCAAAAGAAACATAACTTGATGTTAAACTCTGTGAGAAATATTGTAACAGAAACAAATAAACAGGTTGCAACATTAGAGTTTGTCTCTGTTGAATCTATCATTAATGAAACTGCAAGAGTAAATAAAAAATTTACAGGTAATGTTTCACAAACTGTTTCTGAATTACTTGTTAGTTATAAAAAAGGTATTCAAACAAGTAAGAATTTAGATAAACATGATGCAACTAATTCTTATTCGTTTGTAGGCAATCTTAAAAGGCCTTTTGACACGATTCAGTGGTTATGTCCAAAGTCACAATCATCAACTAAGAATTTTGGATTTTTATTCTATGAAAATTTTGATGGTTATCATTTTAAATCAATTGAAAAATTGATGGAACAAGAACCAAGTTTTACATATACATATACTGACAAACCGTATGATGAGGAAGTTGGCGCTTTTAAAATATTACAAAACAGAATGGTTCAGACAAATGATATTGGAATGAATTTAAGAATGGGAATGTACGCAAATCGGACAATATATGTTGATATTGTGAATCAAACAAAAGAGATAGTTGATTTTAAAATCACTGACTTTAATTTGAAAAGACCACCTAAATTATTGAACGGTATTGAAGACTTCCCAACACGATTAATGCTTCGTGTTAATGATATAGCATCCGCACAAAAAGGATCAAAAAAGAAGGATCAGCAACCAGAGAGTGAGCTTGCCGTTTACCAAAATAAATCTTATATTAGGAATAACCTACTATTTTCACAATCGTTCAAAATATCAACTTCACTTAATCCTGATTTAAGAGTCGGTCAGGTAATTGAAATTAAACTACCTGTCAAAAAAGGAGATGGAGAATCTAAAACAGATTCTTATGGAAGTGAGAAAACAAATGACCCTAGTGGTAAATACTTAATATCAGGATTAAGACAGATAATAGGTGGACAAAAAAGTGAAAGCCAACTTACATTAATCCGTGATGTCTTTACCGCTTAAATAAAAGAAACAGGAGAATCAAATGAAATCAATCGAAGATCACATTGAATACGATAAAAAAATTGCTGACGATCCACAAGCGAATCCAGCAGCAAGAAGACATGCAAAAGAAGAATTGCATGAATTAGAAGAATATGTAGAACATCATAAAGATGAAATTGAAGCAGGCGATCATCATGATCCAAACGCACTTGAACTATTTTGTGATCAACACCCAGATGAACCTGAGTGTCTAATATATGACGATTAATTAGATGTCATCAACTAACTTTATAGGAAGAGACCCAATGCAATGGTGGATCGGTCAAGTCACCGATCCAGATAAAGGAGAGTGGGGAGATTGTTTAGAAAAACAACAAGCGGATGATAAAGAAGACATTAATGCTCTTAGATGTCGAGTTCGTATTGTTGGATATCATGGTAACGATGTTGATTTACCAGATAATGAACTACCACTTGCACATGTTCTGTTACCACCAAACACCACAACCACTGGTGGTTGTAGTAAAACACTACAATATCAAGGTGGAGAAGTTGTAGTTGGATTTTTCTTTGATGGTGAGGATGGACAACAACCAGTAATATTCGGAACTTTATTTAAACAATCTTTTATTACAGATGGATTGAAGAATAGTGAATTTGATTCAAAAAAACAAGTAGATTTTATTCCATATACACCACCAAAAGTTAGACAAAGAGCTGGTAAACATAGATTTTATTCAGAGTCACCTTGGCCTGGTGGATTTTCAGCTGGTGAGGCTATAAAGACAATTGCACAAAAACAAAAAGAGGCTTCCACAAATATTACCATTGATAATTTTACTGCTTGTGAAGATAATGAGATATCAAAAATAAGTAATACGATAAAAGATTTTACTCGAAAGTTAGAAACTCTACAACAATTAAATGAACAATCAACATATGTTGACCCTGTTTATGGTGGCATTATTGATATCAAGGAAGAAATTCAATTAACAACTCAAAAACTTCAAAATTCAACAACAAAGTTAGTTCGTCGTGCCAGATCTTGGTTGATTCAAGATACTCTTGATAAGTTAAACTTAACCTTAAAAGATAAAACACCGAAGACATTACAAGCACCTGTGGGACAAGCGACTAAATCTCTTACTGACGTTATCTTTTGTAATATTGAAAAAATACAAGCCGCTCTTGGAGATTATCTAGCAAAAAGTTTAGAAAATATGATAGGTCAAGTTTTAGATGTGCCCGTTTGTGGTGTTGAAAACTTCTTGGCTGATATGTTCGGACAGATTAACAATATCATAGATTCTGGGTTAGGAGATATATTTGAACAATTAAACAATATTCAAGGTGGTGGTATTGGACTTCCTAGTGAAACTTTTTCAAAAGCTATTAAGTTTGCAAATATCATTACAAATGTTCTTGATTGTGACGCCTTGAATTGCCCAGAAAATACTTCATATTCTTCAAAAAATGGTGTTTCAAAAGCGATAGAAGATAGTTTTGATAATATAATTGATAAAGTAGGATTAGATAGACTCACAAGTTTTGCTGATGATCTTGAGAAATCAATTCCAGCAAAACCATCTCGACCTGATTGCACCACCAACGTTCTTAAGTGTGGCCCACCAAGAGTTGACTTTATAGGTTCTAGTGGTCAAGGTGCAAGTGGAACAGCGATTGTAAATGCTCTTGGAAACATCATTGGTGTTGCGATCAATGGGCCAGGATTTGGATACAAAGAACCACCTTTACTTTCATTTTTTGATAGTTGTGATAAAGGTTATGGAGCTGGTGCATATCCAGTGATGGGTAATGTTTCGCCTTTACGATATACTGAATCTGACAGACAAAGAGATTTATTATCTTTAGCTCAACTAACTGATGGAGATGATCAACTAACTGATGAAGTTGGTTTAGATCAAATTACACAAATAATTCCTGATGGAAAACAAGTTGGTGACATTGTTTTTGATAATAATGAAAATGAATCAAAGATAAATGATGTGGGATTGAGTGTTACAGGATCAGATTTGCCCATTTATGTTCCTGATTCAAACGGAACTGAACTTGGTGTTGTGGGTGCTGTGATGACCAACCCTGGCCAAGAGTATCTACCAAATACGACTGAAACTGATATTGATGGAAATGTAAAAGAATTAATTCCAGATCCAAATGAAAATTATGATGGAGAACAATCATTTGTAACATCTTTAGATGCTGTTGTTGTTGAAAATACAGGTTTTGGATATGACGATAATGATACAGCCTCAGTGAGTGGTGGATCTGTTGCTTCTGCTGGTGATACTTTGCCTGGCGATGCAACTAGTGATACAATACAAAAAATAGGTCAAGCGGAAGTGGAATTGAAAATTCAAGATGGTTTGATTGTTGGTGTGAATGTTGTGAATGGTGGGTTTGGATTTACTAAACTTCCAGAGATCACGATAAATAGTGACACTGGAGCTGGTGCTAAATTACTACCAGTTCTCAAATTCACTAAAGTTGATGATGCATCTCAACTTGCTCAGATAACTCAAGATGCTGTTGTAACCGTAATTAGTTGTATCGAAAAATAAAATGTCAAAAGCTCCAAATGACGGCCAAAATTTAGAAAGAGATGTACATCTAAGGTATTGTACTCAGAGTGGACAGAGCAGCATACATGGTGACACTTTGTATGAAGTTCAAACACAGGAAGCACAGTCTTTTGCTTTTCACTCTGGAACTGGTCAAGGTGGTTCTGGTGGTGGGCCTGGCACAGGTAAAGCAGTTTTATATACGCCAGGATTATCAATGGAAGTCCTTGGTGAGGGTTTAAAGGTTAGAGATGCTGGTGATGTTTCTATGCTTCCAGCAAAAATTATAAAATGTAAAAGAGGTGACATAATAATTGAAGCTGAAAATGGAGATATAACACTAAGAGGGAGAAATATTCATATCGATTCCACTGGTGGTGGACAAGATGGACAACTTAATATGAAAGCCACTAGACTTGCAACTATTGATTCCCCTGATGTTCGACTTCAAGGTGAAAAGATATTGATAAAAACAGATAATACATGTAATATAATAAGTAGAGGATTCTTAGAATTAAAATCTGGTTTTACACTGTCATCTACTTTTGCTGATATACAGTTTGGAACCATGGCTCAAGTTTTAAAATCAGCAACTACAATTTCACCTCCAACACTATAATGAACATTGCAAAAACCCAAACAGATAAAATCGTTGTTGGAACAAATGATGTATCTTATGTTCCACCTGATATTTCCCCAACTGGAACTGCTGTTTTAAATGGCCCTGTCTATATTGGAAAAACTGGCGCATCGCCAGGTTATCAGGCTTTATTAAACATAACATCAAACTCTGCACAACAGAATCCACTTAATATTCAACCAGCTTGTAGTGCAAGTTTAGCAATGAAATCTGATGGTAATCTAACCGTTGCTGGTGATGGTAAGACTCCTAACGCTTTACTTATATCTGGTGGTTCATCTGTTGATACTATTCATGTTGAAGGTGATATGTTTGTGAGTGGTGCAGTTGATTGTGGTAATAAGGGGAAACTTGCATCTAGATTTGCGACTGCTGATGCAAAACCAAAACCATTTGATTTAGAACATCCCACAAAAGGAAAAGGTCATCGTCTTCGTTATGCTTGTATTGAAGGCCCAGAGGTCGCAGTTTATTGTCGTGGTAGATTAAAAGAATCAAATGTAATTCAATTACCTTACTATTGGAAAGACCTAGTTCATGAAGATAGTATCACTGTTCAGTTACAACCGATTGGATCAAATCAAAATCTTGTGATTCAAGAGTTTAATAATGAATTCATTGTTATCGCAGAGGATTCAACTAACACTGATTTGATTACTGATTTATCGACCATTGATTGTTTCTATCATGTATATGGTGAGAGAAAAGATATCAATCCTTTGATAGTTGAGTATGAGGGCAACAGTTGGGAGGATTATCCAGATCCAAACTATAATCCAAATAAAGTTGATTCTGATGAAAAAACTTATACTGACCCTCGATTTGCTGGCCCGCCTAATACTTACACCTCTTGAAAAAATTA